TTGAAATAGTAAAAGCAATTAGAAAAATAAATCCTAATGCAAAAGTAGTTGTAAGAGGTAGTGATATTGATACTTGTGAAATAGAATGGATAGTAGGTACTGAAATTTCTAAATCAGATATTAAATCAAAATTAACAATTGTTGAACAAGAAATTATAGATGCAGAAACAAATGCTGCAACTAAAAAAGCATCTGGAAAAACAAAACTTAAAAATCTTGGATTAGATGATGACGAGATAAAAGCATTAATAGGAGTATAAATATATGAGTTCAATAGTTAAAGTAGATACCATCCAAGAAAACACTTCTGCAAACGGAATTACAGTTGATGGTTTAAATATTAAAGATAGTAAATTAGTAACTGCAAATTCTGTAGTGGCTAGTAACATCACAGCTGATGCGATTAATGGCACAAAAATTGCAGATGGTTCTATAGAAAATGAACACCTAAATGTGTTAGCTGTTACTGGTCAAACAGCAGAAACTTCTATTGCAGATGGAGATACTATTTTAATACATGATGCTTCAGCTTCAGCATTAAGAAAAATGACTAAAGCTAATTTTGTATCTGGTATTGGTGGTGCTAACACTCCAGCTTTTGCAGTAAAACTTGATGGCGACCAAAGTATAAGTAATCAAACTTGGACTAAAATTGCTTTTGCTAGTGAAGATTTAGATACTGATAATAAATTTGCAAGTAATAGATTTACACCTACTACAGCTGGTTGGTATAATATTCAATTACAACTTTATGTTGAATGTGCTGCTAGTCAAATGAATGAAGGAGTAGCTGCAATTTATAAAAATGGTTCAGATGTTGCAAATGCAAGAGCTGACCATAGAAATAATAGAGGTCAAGGTGCTGGTATTAACGTAAGTTATATACTTTATCTTGATTCAAATGATTATATTGAAGGATATGCTTATCTTGATGGTTTTAACTCTTTTGCCATTAAAACATTTCCAGGAACTTTAATGTCTGGATATAGAATAATAATATAGGAAAATAAATTATGGCACAATTAAGTACAAAAGTTAAATTATATTTAGAAGCTAATTCTAAAACTTGGAATAGAGATAAAGTATTTTTGCAAGACAATTCAGATGGTAATGGAGTTTTTATAGCTTTATGGACTTATGATATTGCTCAACCAACTGCTGAACAAATAGCATCATACGAAACAGCTGGTAATGCTGCTGAAACAAATGCTGGTATAGATGCAACTAGACGAACTGAATACTTGTCTTGGGATAAGCAAATGGAAATGGTCTATAAGGATCAAAAGAATGGTACTACAACCTTTAAAGATCATTGCGATAAAGTAAGATCTGATAATCCTAAAGGCTAATGACTAGGAAGAAAGCTTTAACTTCACTTGCTCAACAAAGTGTAGGCATAAGATTATCTTCACATGAAAAAATCTGTGCAGAACGCATGAACAATCTAATCACATCAATACAAAGATTAGAAAAAAAAGTTGATACACTTTCCGATAGTGTTTCAAAAGGCAAAGGCATTGTAGCTGTCCTGGTGTTCTTAGGATCTATAGCAGCAGCAGCCATAGGATTTTTTAATTATAAGTGAAATTTTACAACAAAGGTATTGCAGCTCATTTAGAAGCAATACTAAAACTGTTGGATGATGACCATTTAGTTTTCGAAAACTTACAAGGTCAAGGACCAATAGATTTAATTACAGTAAATAAAGAAACTGGCAAAGTTACCTTTTATGATGCCAAGTCTGATCGGACAAGCAGACACAAAAAGAGACCTCAATCAGAAATACAAAAAAAATTAGGAGTTAAAAATATATATGTCAACTTACATAAGAGAACAATCAGACTGGAAGGAAAAGTGGAAAAACTTTAACCTGGATGAGTTTAAATGTAAATGCGGCTGCGATCATGTTTCAATCCATTCTGATTTGCTAAACCTTCTTCAAACAGCTAGAGATTTCTTTGGATCTAGTATTATGATTTCAAGTGCTTATCGCTGTCCAAGCCACAATGCAGCGGTGTCCTCTACTGGTGAAGATGGACCACACACAACATCGAAATCAGTTGATATCCATGTATCAAACTCTCAACACAGAAAAGAATTAATAGATTACTTTGCTCCAAAAGTTACTGGTCTTGGTATTGCTAAGACTTTTATTCACATAGATTTATTAACTTATGAAGATGGTTTCAGTATGAGACCTAACTGTTGGATATATTAAATGTGGTTTGCTTTACTTAAAAATCCTTTAACTAAAATCATTGCTGAAAAAACCTTTGGTGCAATTAAACATAAGTTAGAAAAAGATAAAATTGTTAGACAAAAAGAACTAGATCATGTTGCTAATACAGATGTTCAATCTTTAAAATCAAGTGAGAGCTCGCTGAAGGATGAATATTTAGTTATTATTTTTAGTTTAATTTTTTTAGCTCATTTCATACCATCTCTCCAGGAGGCAATGCTTCGAGGCTGGGAAATCCTGGAGTTAGCATCGGACTACTTCTGGATAATTATTTTAACTATTGTTGGTGGATCTTTTGGATCATCTAGTATTACAAAATTTATTAAGAAGAAGTAATGGCTCGTAAGTTTAAAGATTTTATTGTTAGAGATCAGCCTAAAAAAAGAGGACCAGGACAACATAAAAAATCAAAATCTAAATCAGAAAAATTACAGCAAAAAAATACAAGATATAAAGGTGGCGGCAGATGAGAAGCCTACTTAAAATCATAGTTAGAATAAGAATGAAGTATGCAGATCTCAGAGGTCATCCTGGCAAACGATGGAACTATGATCCATCTAAAAATTATTTAAGAGGTAAGAATAGATGAGAGATACAAAAGTTATAGAAGTTTTCAAAAAGAAAATAGAACGGAAGTTTAAAGAAATGGATCTATTCAAAAATTTAAAAAAAGAAGTTTCAATAAATAATAATGGAACAAGTGAATACACAATTAAGAACGGAATTAACAAAGGAAAAGTTGCTAAATGAATTTTGCAGATCTTTTAAAAAAAAATTTTATATTTATACCAGTAGTTGCTTCTATTGTAGTTGGGGGTTTTACTTCAGTTAAATATGTTTTAAATTTAACAACTACTATTAATGCTTCAGAACAACACATAGTTAATCTTGATAGAGATCTAAAGGTTTCTATGGATAAAACTAATGATTTAAATAGTAGAGTAGCTTCATTAGAAGCATCCTTAAAAATGGCAGAAGATTTGTACAGAATTTTAAGTGAAACTGTACGAGAGCATGGCTATGATATTAAAGATTTAAATAGAGATATAAATGGATAGAATTCATGTGTTCTTTATTCTTTTTTACACACTTTTATTTGTTACCTTACTGCATTATGAGTTCGCAAATGCTAGGAACGAATATTTAAACTCTTACACTAACGAATGTAGAGAAGGTGAAGTTGATATATCAATTTCTAAAAGCGAAAGTGAACAAGATTACAGAACTTACGACACTAGCGATTATGATAATGATAGTCATCAATTAAGATTAACTTTTAGAAAATATTTAGGCACTACTTGTACTTCTGAGATGAGAAAAGTTTATCAAGAAAACATGGAACTAAGACAACAACTTGAATTACTTAAGATGTGTCGAAAAGTTGTAGGTAGAGAATTACCAGCAAGTATGGCTTTATTAAAAGCTAAATGTGAAGGAACAGATCCTAACTTAGCAACAAGCGATAAAAAAGATAATGAGAAACCAGCATACGATGTTTTGATGGAGAATATTAAAAAAGAAAATGAAAAATAATAAATGGATTGTACCTTTTGTTGGGACAGTAATTTTAGGAATATCTAGTTGGGCATTAATGACCATCGTACAACTCGAAGTCCATATAGGAATGCTAACAGAAGAAATCCTTTCTATAGATAAACAGATAGGTAGAATTTATAATTTCGTAGATTCTGTAAGAAATAAATAAATCACCATGAAGTCTAAGTCTGAGACGGAAATTAAGTGTGAGTATTGCAAAAACTATACTTCAAATTTTGTAACTACAGCAGAGTTTAAACATTTTTGCAGATTGCAAACACCAGGTTTTCCACCAGATAAAGATTGCATGGATAATTACATAAAGGAGAAAGACAATGCCAATGGTAAAAGGTAAAAAGTTTGCATATTCTAAAGCTGGAAAGAAAAAAGCTAAAGCTTATGCTAAGAAAAAGAAAAAAAAGTGAATCTTTATATAGTGAATTAACTATATAAGATTATCCTAAGTTTGATATAAGAGTAGTTGACTGGTTTGTGTTTGAATTAATTAGTGAATATTTTTTCATTAAATTTGTTTTGACAGTCTCGAGTTTGTTTAATAAAACAATGTTTCTTTAGACATTCCTCGGTAGCTCAGTTGGTAGAGCAGTTGACTGTTAATCCATACCTTACAAACACCTTCCAGTTGTTAAATTAACAACTACAGAAAGGTTAGCTAAATGTTTTTATTTTCCAAGATTGTATCGGAAAATAGTTTGTTCCTAATAAACTTTCACTTTAATTCACTAACACCAAATAGTGATGCACTTACAGATAGTTATATTAGAGTAAATTATTATTGGAAAGTTATCTCATGCAGTTATTAAATATCAATGACAAAAACAAAAAACTATAGAGTAACACCAGCAAATAATAAATGGATCATTCAATCAATCGAGGACAGAAAAACTATCAAAGTTGATGGATCTCCATTCAAATTAAAATCCGCAGCTGAACAAGCTATGTTCACACTTGAGATCTCTGGATCTACAACTCCAGTTATTAAAGATCCTGGCGGACTAACTTTTAATGAGGTTTTTAAAAAGTTTGCTCAAAAGAAATTAGATCTAAAAAATGATCGTAACAGAGTAAATCAAACTTCTTTAAATAGGTACATGCGAGAGTATGATTTGCGTATATCAAAATATATATCTCCAAATCTTTTGCTTTCAGAATTTAAGCTGCAAGAAATGGAGAACTATTTAAAAGCTGCTTATGATGATGGAGTACCTTTTAAAACTCTAAAAAACTCAGTTAAAGACATCAAGCATTTTATCAGAAAAGCTAACATGTATGGCTGGGGTGTTTGTAGAGATATGGAAACATTTTCTATATTTGATTATCATTATGTTATTCCAAATGATGATGCTTTATTATTTCGTAAAGAGACTGCAATACTTGATGATGAAACATGTATGAAAATGATTAATACAAATTATCAAGAAATGTGGAATGATTTAGATGCAGCTAATCGGTTTGCCATCTTATGTTTATTATTCATTTTAGGTTTAAGAGCATCTGAAATGATTGGTCTTAAAAGATCTAATGTTGATCTTGCTAATAAAATCATAAAAATTAAAGGTGTCTTTATTCAAGCTGAAGGTGGCTATTTAAACAGAACTAAAAACAGAGGCAGCAATCGAGATATGCCTTTGGATGAAAGTGCTGTTAAATTTTTTACCATGTGGTTTGAATATTTAGATAAAAATCACAAATATAATGATTGGGTTTTACCTGGCATGAGAGGTGATGGACCACTATCTTATAAATATGTAAATGCTCAGATCTGGAAAAATTATGCAGCACATGGATTGGCTGAAATAGTTTGCAGAAGAGATGGTCATGTTAAGATTTTATCTTCTTCTCTTAAAGGAGCTCCAACTAAAACTTTTAGACATAAATTAGGATCTAAACTTATTAGTTCTATGAACTCAGTATCAGAGCTTGGTCGAAATGAAGTTAAAGCTGCTATGGGCCATACTAAGTTTGAAACATCAGCTGAAATCTATGGAGATAAATTGCTTACAATTTCTAAGTTGGACCAAGAGAAGCTTGCTTCAGCTAGAGGTAAAGCTACCAACACAAATCTAATCTCACAAATAATTTCAAAAAAATAGTACGAAGTCTAGGTCATGGAGGCTGCTGAAACGCAGTCTCTGTGGCTGTGAGTAGCTTTATTTATACCAATATTTGTCGATATTCGCTTTATTATAAGAAACGATTTTCCATTCATCCTTTTTCTTAAAACTTCTTTTTGCAAAAAATTCAGCATCCTCTTCATTGCCGAATACCTGGTTTGTGTATGTTATAAATTTATTTTCTTTTTTAAAAATTAAAAAATACATTATCCTTTACGAATAATTCTATTCTCTTCCTTAAGCAGCTTGTTCTCAGCTGTTAATTTCTTAACCTCTTCACTCAGCAATCCATTCATTTTTTGATGTTGAGCTTCTAAATTTTTTATCTCAAGCAATTCTTTTTCTGATTTTTCTATTTTCTGATTTAATGCAGCAATAATATTTTGATGTTTTGTATGTAATATTATCGTATCTTTTAAGTTATTTGCTAGCTTACTCATTATGATCATCCTTTGCCTTATCAGCATCCTCAATTATCTCATCATAAACTAAATCGTATAATCCATTCGGATTTTCAACAAAGGCTATTTCTTTTTTTGTTTCTTTTATTAATTCTTTACAATGATCTTTAGCTTGCTCCAGGACAACTGTAAGATTAGGAAAATTAGATGGATATACTCCATAAATATATAAATCATTTATAGCTGCTGCTACTCTACTTAATCCTTGGTATCTTCTTTTTAACCTTTGGACCTTACTGTCTATAGGTAAATCATGAGGTATATTGCTCATCAATTTTTCTCCATTTTGTATTGTTTATTTTAATCTCAAGATCTTTAACTTCAGATGCAGTAGGCTCCTTTCCTTCTTCAGCCTTAACCTCATTATCAAATTTCTCTTCAATAACAAAACTTGCTTCACCAGTAGTTGTTTTAATTACTGTCATGAATACTCCTACTTAAAGGCTCATTAGCTTTTGTTTGTTCATGAATAAATGTTGGTGAAAGTAAATCATCGACCTTTACATTGTAATATTCAGCAATTTTTTTTAATCTAAATGGAGTTGGCATTATTGCTCCAGCTTCATATTTTTGAATATTTTGGTGTGTTACACCTATGACATGAGCTAAAACTTTTTGAGGTTTAAATTTTCTTAATCTACAAAACCTAATATTTCCTCCAAGCATGTGAGAAAATTCCATGTACTCAGCATCTCTAATAGCTTTCATTATTTACTCTCCATAAATGTTTTAATTTGTGCTTGAACAGATGGAATATTAAGATCTGGAATTTTAGCAGCTGTGGCCTCAAAACAACTGTTAGGCATCTGTTGGTATTTTGTATTCATGTTTAAAAAATATCCAATTTTTCCTTTTTTGTTTTTCTTTAAATACCAGGCTGTACTATCAAGTCTTAAATACGGACCAGTATCTTTATTTAAAAAAGTGTCTTTACTCATAGAACAATAGCTTTCTCTTTTTTTTCTCATATTAAATCCTCCAAAACAGTTTGACGTAATAATGTAGTTGCTAAAACAGCATTTAACCTAGCTGCTATCATGGGTGTGAGCTCCATTGCTTCACCATAATTTGATAATGTTTTAATTTCTGGAATAGTTAATGTTGCTAAATGCCAAGTGTTATCATCCACCATCTTATGTTGAATAGTTATTAAAACTTTTACTATTGCTTGTTGCTGGTCATCAACTGCTTGATTTATAGATCCTGGAAAATTTATTACGTTATTCTGGTTTCTTTTTTCTGAGCTCATTTTTTAAATACTCCTTATATTCAGTTTGAAATTCATCATCTTTTTCAAAAGTATTTCGATGGTTTATTTCCTGGTTCAATTTCCACTCCGAGTAACCCATCGGAATCAATCTCTTCTGATTTTTCTTTGTGCATATCATGTGCTTGAACTAAGTAAGCAAGAGCATCATCGTAAGTATCTTCTTTAAATTTATTTGTTGCTCTGATTATTTTTGCTTGTGCATACATCAGAGGAACTAAAAATCCTGGAAGGTTTTTCTTTAGATAAGGCTCTAAAATTATGGACCAGGCAGCAGCAATTTTTTTCATATTGCCATTAAATGATCCATAATCCTCTTGCCTGGATTTCTCTAACTCATTGAGCCTCCTATTAAGATTTTTTTTTGTCATCCTTGCCTACAAACTCTGTGTGTGCTTTTTGAATAAAAAACTCTACAGTCTTTGACATGCTTATTGGCATCTCAAACTTTTTTTGAGATAGCTGCTCAAGCATCTGATAAGTTTTAATATTAATTGCGACACTCTTAAATTTATCTGGATCCACAATTAAGCCTCCAACTCGGCTGGATTAAATGAAGTTGCATCATCTGCTTTTTCAACTCTATAAAAAGTATAAAAAACAGTTCCTTCTGACATCTTGCCTTTACCACTAGCTTTTTGTTGGTAAGCTCCGAAACGATGCTTAACTCCATCAACTACTATTGTTCCAGACATATCGTATGAACTTGGACTTTTTTTATTAGTTGCGATAAATGCTGCTCCTAAATCTTCTTTTTCTTTTGCTGGTGCAGCAGATGCTGCGATATCAAAATCTGACATATTAGATTGCTCCTTTGGTTTGCAGATTAATTTTTGCGGCTTTAAAATTTTCAAGTAATTTTTCGTAAGCTGGAGGATTTTTTGTTTTCAATCCTTCAAGCATTACTTTATGTTTCGTAAGCCATTCTTGATAAGATCCTTTGTGAGACACAGCTTCTAACTCTTTTAAAGCTGTTTGGACCTTGTTGTCTTGCTGCACGATTGCAGCTGAAACTTCTTCAGCACTTGCTATTCCATCAGATATAAAAGAACAGAAAGCCAAGGCACGACCTACGCAACTTGTTTCCGCATTTTCTAAAGCTGATGTTTGATTAATTCTTGATGCAGCTCTTTTTTCCTCTGCATGGCCAGTCGCAATATGTTTGTCATTAATAAATATATCTGCTTGCATGACTACAGTTTCTTTATCTATGCTTACAATTTTTGTAACTATATCTAAATCAGTTCCAAGAACTCTTCTTGCTATTGCTATTCTTAATGCAACAGTTGCATAATTTTTTCCATGAATAGAAATTGTTTGTCCATCTAATGATTTTTTAAACTCATTAACAGCCTGGACTAGCTTGTCTGTATTAGCCATAAAGTAATTGCTCCTATTATTGTTATTGTTAATATTTTTATTAATTTTATTTTTAATTGTCTTTGCTTCTGGTCCAATCTGTGTTGGATATAATCAAAAGTTTGTTTCCTCATAGCTTCCATAATAATTTTGCCTCTTTTAATAATTCAGCTGGCATGCCATTCCATGCAAAAGGATGATCTAAATTCATATCCATCATTGCAGCAGCTTCTTCAATAATTTCTTCTCTGCTTAAATGTTCAAACAGACTAAGTATTTTTTCTCTTCTTCTAAAAGTGTTAAACATGATTTGAAGATTTTTTTTCATACCTTCAACAGTAAGATGATGACAGTTGTTACTATCAAAAATAACAAAATTTTCTTTGGTTGCGTAAAGTAAATAAGCTGGAACTTTAAAATTAAAGTGAGCCGCATAAGTTGCCACCTGGACAACATGATTAAAGCTAGGTGTAACTGGAACAGCAGTAGTTAAAAAACTTCTGGATCCATCCTTTTTTACTTTACCTAAACGAGACCACTTGGTCTTTAGTTCAACTACTTTATCTGGCAATCCTTTCGGATCATTACCAGGTAGAACGAAATCAAAATCAATTCGACCTACAGTCGCTAAAGATGGAGCTAAAAATCCGTCTAACTGGTCTATTGATATTTGTCTTTCGCAAGTACAAGGACTTGTTACACCTAACTGTTTTAAACCAGAATGAGCATTGATTGTTACTTCTGGTATCTCTTCTAAATATCTAATTTTTTTATCACTATCTTTTTCATCTGTTGGAACATGATCTTTAAATTTTTCTATTTCCTCCTGGAGAGCTGCATCAAGAGTTATTTTTTCATTAGTTGTTGGTGCTATTTTTTTTGTGTTTGGATTTAATCTATAAACTGTATCTGCGTACATTCTTTGCAATACATCACCTACTACTCTTCCAGCTTCCATAGCAGAGTTTGATGGTAGTAATTCTCTTCTCATTGGTTGGTCCATCCAACAATATTTAAACAGCCAAGCTGAATCTGGAATTGCAAACTGTGTTGGGGAGCCATGATTAATATTTAATTTTCTGGCAAAAAGAGGAAGTGTTTTATTTAGTTCTGCTTGTAAAGGATCTATATCATTTGTTTTCATAAAATAAGATTTACTCCTATTAAATAATATTAACGATGTAGCTTTGTTATGATTTGTTATTTTTGAAACTTATGTACAGTTGCTGACTTTGTATTGAGTTGTTGACTTTGTTCAGTTTGTTTTGATGTAGCAATACAAAATGGTTGTTTTTCAGCTATGTAATTTACAATCCATTCTCTTTTATATAAAACAACTTCACCATCTTTTAAAAAGTTTGGTCCTCTTAACTTGCCTTCATCCATGCTGCACTCTCTAAAATAAGATAGCATTCTAACTTTTAATCCGAACTCATGTTGAACCTCTACTGGTTTTAAAAATTCGTTTTTATTTAATGCCATATCTTTTAAAAGTTTTTAAACCTCTTTCACATCTTAAAACATTGTATCTTATGTATTCAATAATTAATTTTTCTGAAGGTCTAATGTTTCTAATTTTAGAATTTATTTTTGCATTATATGGAGATAAATAAATAAAAGATCCTCGATCAATAGCTTCTTTAATAATCGCATCAAAAGTTCTCGCACTCATTCTTAAATTTTTCATAACCTTTGCTTTATAAAAACTTTCACCTTTTGTAGAATAGTAAAAGATTAAATTTAATAATTTCCATTTTTGATTTGTTGATGTAAAAAAACCTAATTGAGAACATTCGATTGATTGTTTTAAATTAAAGATTTGATCTCTTGCAAAACTTTGCAGCATTTTAATTTCAGCTGTTGCATAAATATTAATCTCATCATCAGTATTATGTTTTAAGTTTTGAAATAAATTAATTTTTTTCCAAATTGGATCGCTTTTTTTTATAATATTTCTGTCTCTTAATTTTTGTGTTGGTGTCGATTTACTCATAATATGTATATAAGATAGTCTTACGGAAAATAATACCGCAAACTTTGCGTATATCCTAAAAGTTGTCAATTTTGTAATTTACTCTAACTCAATTTTTTATTTGACAATCTATCTGAGGAAATTAAATCCTATTAATGGCTAGAGATCAGTTTTATAATCAACTTGTTACTCCTTTTTCTTACTGGCATAGACAAGCTCATAACGGAATTGCCTACACAGATCTTGATCAACTTTCTATCTGTCCAGCTTGTGCTCATCCTTTAATGTTAGCTGATCATATTTATAATAAAGATAATACCTTCATACAGAAATCGGATTGGCTCTATATTCCATACAGAAAAATGGCTAGAGCAGTAAATATACCTTTTTTTACAATCTGGTACACAGTCGATGAGAATACTAAAAACAGAGAGATCACCGAATTTCATATCGAAAATCAGCTCATAGAGGCTCATAGAAAGCGATTAACACCAGATCAGATGTTGCAGTACCTGGAATATAAGGTCATGGAACACATACCAGTTTGCCAAGCTAAAGAGTATTTGCTGAAGAGAATATCTGAGGACAATAAATATAATAAAAACTTTGTAAGGAGAGATGAATATGTCAAAATTCTATCTAACAGATCCTAATATACTTACAGCAGCTCTAACGGACCAGGAGTTTAAGGTTTATCATTATTTGTGCTCTAATTATAATATTATCAAGAGATCCGCATACATTAGAATTGTAGATGTTGCTGGACTATTTCAATTAACAAAAACAGAAGTTCAAGAAATTTTAATTAAGTTGTCTAAAATCAAAGTTGATGACTATCCGTTGATAAGTATTAAAGAAGATAAATATATTTCTTTTGATATGCCAAGCCATAAACATTTTATTGAAAGCATAGGATTTAAAAAGTTTTCCAACAAAGGT